TGCCGCCCTTCGCCATTATGCATACCCCTTCCACAGGTCCAGCAGGATTTCCTGGTGGGAAGGGTATACGGCAGCCTTACCACTCTGGGCATAACTCTCGGTCCGGCCCTGCTGGGTGACCTCAATCCGGCTTCCCGGGGAAATGACCCACTCTGGGGCCAGGAACAGCTTGATGGTCTGCACCACAGCCGTAACCGTATCACTGCCGGCCGCCGGCGCCGTGCTGGAATAAGACAAATGGCAGGCTATACCATCCTGTACAAGGACCTCCTCCTGCCTCGTCACTTTCGTCACAGGGTCCTTTACAGATTGCATGCCATAAATCCGGCACGTTCCATCATAGGTAGCCTCTATGGCCTTCCTGTGTATCCTCTGGGCCTGTTTGATTGCATCTCTTATCATTCTACCACCCCAGCTTCCTGTACCGGTTCAGCTGTCCCTGGTAATCCTTCAGGATACCGCCTGATAAAGCGTCCGACGCATTAGCGAAACTGGTGGATGTGTCTCCTTCTGATATGGATGACACCCGGGCCGGCGCATCCCCATCCCCGGGACGCTCATACCGGTACAGGTCCATAGCCATCCGGTATGATGTGCTGGTCAGACCTGCCGGAACCGCTTTTAAGTTGCAATAGTTCTGGATAGTCTCATCCACGTCTTCCATAAGGAACTGCAGGGCGGCATCCTGTGTTGTGTCACTCTCCGGTATCCCTAACAGCCCCTTCAGCTTCTTCAGGTCCATGGCTCCTCCTTAAGAAATGGTAGCAATGAATACCTGGTCCGCATATGGGAAGGACGGCATAGCCGTGGCAACTGCCTTAATCCACCGGCCGACCGGATCCACTGTGTCATATTGTACCACCACGATATTCCCCACAGCAGACACATCCACATCCGGATTCTTACGGAGCTCCAGCTCCTCAGCCGTGAGGCCATAGAATGTATCTCCCAGTTTCCCATCCGGCATCATAATGAATGCTGATTCCGGAAGGAAGCGCGCCGACGAATATTTCCCCTTTGTATCCTGCTGGCGGTACTGTTTGTCATATATAGCAATCTGTGGAAGGCTCTGCTGGGCCAGGAAAGCATTCAGTTCCGCCCTGGTAAGCACCCGGTCACTGTTCACGCCATAGATTGCGGCTCGTATCCTGTGGTCCCGTAAGATGCGGTTCAGGTTGGTCTTGGATGTCAGGGCCCGTGTCGGCGTGAACCCGGTATCCTTGACAATCCGGTCCACAAAGGCATCCATATCCTCCAGGATAGTGGGGTCACCGCTCCCCCATGTCTTGTCAGCCTTATGTGTGCTCGGAATTCCATAATCAATGCTTGCCTTGAAGCCGTTCTCATTGATGGAAAGCTTTCCAGTGGACAGGGCTTCCATTCTCAGGCACTCGACCCTGGTTTTCACTCCCGCCACCAGGTTATCCACGTCACTGTAAATCTTCCGGACCATCTCCGCCTCTTCCTGGTCATTTCTGGGGCTTTCAAGGGCAATAATCGCCTTCTCACCCAGGCGGATTTTCCTCTTGATGAGGGCCAGGTCCTGCATGCTGTAATCAGCGCCTTCCCTGGAACCCAGTTCCGTCTCGGTGTCGAATGCATGGATGTGGGCGGACACAGGGAGGTCGGACGCGCCCTTAATCATCTTGATTTCCATTGCCTCCGTCTTGCGCTCCGGAAAAAGCACCTCGCCCATGTATGCTTCGGTCTGCCTTTCCTTTGTATAGTCAATCAGTTCCTGTGGTGTCAATAACTCTTCTACTCTCGGCATGTTTTAATCCTCCTTATGCTATAGGTGTGGCGGCCTTGACCTGCAGGCTCCCGTCCACAAAAAATTTAACGAATGGCATCTTTTCCACCAGCTGGTCTACGGCCTCCACCAGGTAATCCCCCTGCAGCCGCTCCGTGTTGACGGAACCGGCAATCATCAGGGCTCCTGCCTGCTGTCCGTATGTGACCTCAGTGGTTGCGAAAAGGATGCCAACGGGTTCCGTTGAGAATTTGTAAGTATAGGCCTCGGGGCCTCCGCTGCGTGTAACCTTTACCACCTTCCCATCCTTGTCCAGCAGGCTGCCTGCCAGAACAAACTTTTTCCCCTCGGTGTCCGCTGTCACCCCGGTGTCCAGTACCGTACAGGTAATGTTCTCATAGTGCTCATTCCTCAGGAACTCCGGAGAATTATCGTACGTCTTCTTTACTAAATACATGTCATTTCCTCTCTTTCTCTATTTTGTTGCCCATGCATCCGCATAGGGGTTTTTTGAGGTTTCTTTGTTCAGGCTCTCCGCCACCGTCTTGGCCCAGCCGCCTCCCGATGTCTCACCGGCCTTCGGTTTATATCCGGGTTTTCCACTGCCCTGTCTGAAGACCGCAGGGGCAGAATCCTTAAACAGGAACGCCTTGCCTTCCTTCAGCGCCTTTACCTGCTCTTCAAGGCCAGTGACCTTCCCGTCGTCCCCCAGGAGCAGCTTGCTTTTATCAATAAGGCCGGACACAAGGTCAGCGTCATGGGCAGAGTCACCGATTGCAAGCTTGATGGCAGTGGTCAGCTTTAATTCTTTCATATCCGCCTCATATTTCTCTTTGGTGGCCTTATTCTCCGCCTGGAGGTCCGTAATCTGTTTCTGGAGGTCCTCATTGCTGCCGCTGGCCTTCTTCAGTTCCTCCAGTTGCTTGTCCCTGGTCTTGATGTCTTTTTCCAGTTGGGCTTTTGTGGCGTTCAGGGCCTCATAGTCCGCTTTAGGAACGTAGCCCTCCAACTCCTTCTTTGATTCCTGTTCCGCCTTAGCCGCCAGTTCCTCGCTGATGCCCAGGGCGACAAATTCTTCTTTTTTCATGGTCTTTTCCTTTCTTTTCGGTATATTTCAATCAACAAGGTCTGCATAGACCCAAACCTGATTAATCATTATTAGAGCATAAAAATAGCACCCAGGATAATCCCGCGTGCTTATTCCTCAATTCTATCGATGCCATACTCTGCTGCACACATGTGTTCAATCTTGCACCCTCTAAATTCATTCCATCCTGATACAAAATATGCGACATCAGCAGTGGCCAAATCCTTTATGCTTCTTGCTAAATATTCTAACGGCTTTGCATCCTTGGAGAAATCCGTATAGAAAGTGTCGATTACCTCCACTTCCTCTCCCAAATATTCTTTTGCTGACTGGATAGCTCTTTCTCTTTCATAAAGAATCTGTTCGTCTGTCTTGTCTTTCATCGGCTGCGAAATAAATAACCTCTTCATTCTTTTCCTCTCTTTCCGTTGCGATATCGCAACAAATAAAATACCACCGGCCATTACTGACTGGTGGTTATCTAATACCATAAAACCGTTTTTTCTTCTGGAGGATTTTCTGACTTAGAAAGCCTTGCAAGTTCATATCTGACATGCGCCGGAGCCATCATCCCAGCCCTGTCGTGTTCCACAACCTCACCATCAGACAGGCGCATCCTCATAAACCCCTTTGGTTCTCCGCCTTCCGGGTAATAATCCGCCGATATATCATCCTGGGTCTTTTTTATGTTTTTCAAGACTACCATAGTATTCCAACACCTCCTTGTTATAATCATATTTCTGTGATGCCAGCTCATGGGCTTGCTGATGCGATATTCCTGGATTTCTTCTCTTAATTTCCATTTCCAGCAGCTCATGCTCAATCAGAGTCCTGTCATGCGGCTTAATGTCTTTCCCGATCATGAGCCTTTGCCAACTCTGGGCAATTGCACAATCCGGGTCAAAGCGTCTCCGGACTCCCGTATCCGGATCGGTTAAGGATTCAGCCTCAAACAGATATTCCTTGATTTTCCGGATGTCTGTCTCACTCTTCCCTAAATTCCCGGCTATCTTCCCAGCATCCGTTGAGAAACCTCGTATCTCGGCATAATACATTTTCGCAAAGTCTTCTGCCTCTTTGCTGAACAGGTCTGTGATACGGGCTCCTGACTTCATTATATCAGGTTCTATCCCCTTTTCAACAACAAACTTCCTTTTCCAGTCCTTATACTTTAAATCCGCAGGTACATAATATGTTTCCCCATCCCCGTCCCTGGCAGCCCGCTGTTCCCCTTCCGTGAACTCATCATCGAAATATGGTACCGTGGTGGACCTGCAATTGGGATGAAAAGGCGGTGCTGTAACGCCCACCCTGTAATCCTTCATGTCAAAGACCTTGCCGTCCATATCCCTGCATATTTCAGAGGTCTGGCCGTCCAGCGTGGCCAGAATCTCATACTTCTCCACTCCCAGTTCCTTCAGGCAATCCTTCTGGGCCGCTGAAGAGATGGCGGCTGACTCAGTCATGATGAGGCGCCCGGCCTGGCTTCGGCTGACCTCCATTGTCTTTGACAGGCTGTCTATGGCCTTCTGGGGTGAGGCTCCACGGATGATGTTCTGCGTCAGCTCGGTATGCAGGTTCCTGACCAGCTTACCCTTATTAGTCCAGATACGGTCTGAGAAATTCGCCCCGTCCTGCGCCCAGGGGTGCCTGATGATGACATCCATCTTCCGGTTATCCAGTTGCACCAGGTTGCTCCCCATGCCAGTCCCTTTAGCAATTTCATAGGCCGTGTGATAATACTGCTCTCCATAGGACTTGCGCAGGTAATCCGTCATGCCGCCTTCAAATTCCGTGGATAGCAGTTCCGCATGCTGCTGCATCTGGAGTTTCATGGCCTCAAGATAGGAAATGTGATGGCGGGCGGATGCATTCTCCATCTCCTTCATCCAGCGCTGGTCAACGGCATTTTCCTCGCCAGCCTTTATGTAATCCTCGACCGTCCACCTGAATTCCTTCAACTCGTTCTTCTTAAGCAGCTTCTTGGCGCCCGCATAACTAATATCGTTGTTGTCTGCCAAGCGCTGGTACCAACGTATAATATCCATCTGTATGCTGTTGGTCGCACGTATGTATTGTCTCTGGACATCCTTGTAGTAAGCAGCACTACGTTGGTACTGGTCATCCTCCAAGGAAGCCATGCGTTTTCCCCAATAGTCCTTATTCTTATCCGTGGGTGTCACCTCCCTTCATTGCTTTGTCTCCGCCCTCGCGGCTTGTCTTTTGACGAGTTTTTACAATCCGGCGGTCTCAAAGCGTATTCCCAGGAAGAGTTTGAAGCTATACCTGATGAACCATTCGACCGTCATGTTGCTACCGTAACAACGTTTTCAAATTGGGAAGATATGCTCGGTAAGGCAACAGAGCTGTATGCTCTTAAAAAGTTGGGACTTTAGATATTTGAATTAGAAAGCGAATAAACAATCTGTTGAACCTCCTTTAAAAGTTCTAAAAGTTTATTCGCTTTCTCCAAAGCATCGTCCAAATCCTTTGTATCAATTTCTATCTTAATCTGTTTATCCATCCCCCTCACCACCTTTCTCTTCCTGCTGCCCTCCCTGCTTAAAGGCTTGCTGGTAGATATCCACCTTCTGGACATCTTCCTCTTCTTCCCTCTTCAGCTGCTTTTCTTCCTCTTCTGCATTTTCCACCCATGGGTGGTTCTTAAGAATGGTCTTATGGGAGATGATGCCCACGCTCTTCGTAGCAATGTCAGCCAGTTCCGATTCGCTTCGGATAGCTGTCCTGGTCCAGGTCTGTGTTATCTGTTTGCACTCAAAACCCAGATGCCGGCAGATTGCACGTACCAGCCGTCCGAAACCAAGCTTAAACTCCGTCTCCATCAGGCCCGCCTTCAGCTCCAAAAGAGAATACAGGTATTTAAGTGCTTCCCCTGAAGTATTGCCGAACTTCTGCGGGTCCGGGTCCACTCCCATCCCCTGTTCAAAGATTGCCTTCCTGGTAATTTCCAAGAACTTCTCTCTGGCTTCAATCGGGATACTGATAGTCAGAGCCTCCACGCCTCCACCTCCTCCGGTACCATCAGTCTCCACCTTGATTGCCTTATATTGTTTCAGGTCGCTTACAAATGTCTTTAGGTCCTCTCCCCCGTAGTTGGTCAGGATAAAGATGATTTCCTGTATATCCTCCAGGTCATTCAAAAAGCCGCTGAATACCTTGTCATAGGCATCAATCAGCGGCTTCACGTTGACCAAATCATCCATGAGAATGCTATTATTGTAGAATGGTATAAATGGCACTTCTCCAAGTCCATGCTCAAAGTCATTAACCATCTGTGTGCTTTCGTCTGGGGAATCAGCCATTTCGAATATGTTATATGCCTCTAATCCCGTTTCTGAAATGGAACTGCTCTTTTTCTTATACACGCAGCACCTTTCTGCCGTCCAGTATTCCCAGACATAGATTACCTTTCCATCCACGGCATCCCTTGTCTTATAATTCCGCAACACGGCATCTAACTGTCGGTCCAGGTCTGTGGAATACACCGGGATAATCTGCTTCGGGTCTATGGTCCCATACTTCCAGTTCCCGTCATCATCCTCCCAGTAGTGCAGCCATGCTACCTTGCAGTTTGAGGCCTTGACGCACAGGTCCTTGCATACCTTCGCATATTTGTCACCCAGCAGGTCTGCTATCTGCCTATTCGCCTTTTCATTTCCCACATCAAACAGCGGCGGGGCAGAAAACATGTAGGCTGCCTTCTGGTTGACAAGCAGGCCGTGGAAGTTCCGCGGTATGCGGTTATCCGCATTCCGCAGCGGGTCATTCTCCCGGCTCTTTCTGGCCCCATAGAGGATGTCGTTCTTATTCTCATAATACCGCTCAGCTACCTTGGATTCCCTTATGAAACGCCGATGTCCAACAGAACAGCTCTTTATCAACTTCTTTACTATATCAATTGACATAATCTGTGGCATCCCACCACCTCCTTTATTTTAAAACTGATATGCCGCCCTTCTTGGCACAGTTCTCGGCAATACCTGTCGTTGCATCCGGAGCATCATCATGCTTGTTCTGACCCTCGCGCTGGTATTTTATCATTGCATTATGGTATTCAGGCCATCGGTTCTTCCAATCCTCTGGGTAATAGATATGCTGCATCACCCAGGAAGAGTTGGAATAAATGCGGGCCTGTTTATTCTGTGTCTGTGTGAACCACTTTATCGTCGTATAATTGCTGCCCAGTTCCTGTTCCAGGATGCGGCGTACATTTCTTGCAAAGCCCCGGCCGCCATTGTTAGACTCAATCCTGGCCAGGTTTACCGCTCCTTCTAACAACATCCTGGCCGTGGCCGGTTCTGTGACTTCCATAGGTTCCTTTGTGTACAGGATATCCAGTACGTAAGCTTCATTGGCAAAGGTAACGCCGTAGTTGATGCTACACAAGTAATCCTCGCCGGTATCCGCCGTATCCGTGTAGTTCCGTATCTCCTTGAACTGCGGCAGTTCCCCTGAATAGGTCTTGAAACTGGTGTATAGCCTGCCCTTCAGGTCAATCGGTTCCTGCTGGTAGTTGGCTGATGCAATGTCGGCACCCATGGCCTGTATCTTCGCCTGGTAGGATTTATAAGACAGAACCTCCGGACAGAGCATCTCATGTGTGTCTGGATTCTGGAGCGCTTTCATGGAGATATGCCGCACCTTTGCCCCTGCCTCCTTGAAATGCTCCAGCGCCCGTCCTGCCAGGTCATCGCTGGCCCACCGTGTCATGATAATGATAATTTTTCCGTCTTCCTCCAGGCGGGACAGCATCGTGTCCGTAAACCAGTTCCAGTGTTTCTCCTTGGTCAGCTCGTTATTGGCTTCCTCAGCATTCTTGATAAGGTCATCTATGATGAGCAGCGTAGCACCAAAGCCGGTGGCTGTGCCAGTTGGGGATGTGGCCAAGTAATTGTTGTATCCTCCCTCCAGGCTCCAAAGGTTCATGGCCCCGTCACCGCGCTTGATGGATACCCCAGGGAAGATATCAGAGAACACAATGCGGTTTTCATCTGCCTTCTCTTCCTGGATGTCATTACGGACGTTCTTGGAGAACATGGTAGAAAGTGTCTCATTGTAGGAACCGGTCATAATCTTCTGCGACTGGTCATTCCCCAGCACCCACTCAACCAGAAGGCCAGCCGTGCGGCTTTTTCCATGCCTGGGAGGCTCATTGACTATCATCACCTCATCATCAGACTGGATGAAGTCCTGGAACCCGCCGCATAGGTCTACCAGATACTTCCTGTCCTCCTTATAGAAATCCGGGGCTTTGAGATTGCAATAAAAAAAGAACTCACGCCGTGCAAGCTCCATCCTCGCTCCCCTGATTATAGTTTCCCTATCCACCATGTATCAGCTTCTTTAATTCTTCTGTTGTCAGGCCGGCATAAGGATTGCTGGTATCGACCTGGCCGGACAGCTCCACCTTATCCTTAAACATCCCCAGATGGCGCCCCAGGAGCTCCAGGGCTCTTACCCTGTCATAGGTTTCCACGTTTATCCCAA